TGTGGGAACTTCCCTCCGCTCACTCAACTGGGCGGGGGGTTTTTTTATGCTGTTGACGTAGGTATTGAATTAAGTTATTTCTGATGTCCTCGACGCAGGTCACGTATCCTGCACTTCGATAGTGGTCACGTACCCACTCCTTCGGCGGGTAGCCGTTCGATGTCGCGTCACGTATCGCGGTACCTAGCAGGCAGGTTAAAGCCGAATCATTCATTTTAGCATGGAGAAACCGTATGTCTTACGGAACAAATGCGCCTAATGGTTTTCAGCCCGTCAAGAAACTTGATGGATCTGCTTGGACTGGCGCGACCAACCCTTACCAAATCACAAGCACCTACGCGACTGCATTGTTCCGTGGCGACCCTGTAACAACTCTTGCTGACGGCACACTCGGCGTCGGCGTTGCTGGCGCTACCTGCGTTGGCGTGTTCTGGGGTGTTAAGTACACCGACAGCACTGGCGTCGTAAAGTTCATGAACTACTGGCCCGGCAACCCCGGCGTCCTCACCGGCTCTGTCGTCGAGGCTCTCGTGATTGATGATCCGAACACAGTGTTCTCGATTCAAGAAACCAACGCTTCTGGAGCAGCCGGCACTCCGCTTGCTCTTGCTGACCGTGGTTTGAACATCAACTTCCTGTACACTGCTGGTTCGACTTCGACGGGTTCGTCCGCCGTTTCGATCAACAACGCATCGGAAGCCGACACCAGCACGCTGAACTGCAAAATCCTCCAGCTCGACCCGACTCCGGGTAACGCTGTTGGCGCTTTTGCTAACTGGCTCGTTGTCCTCAACAACCACTTCTATCGTGGCGGCGTCACCGGCATCTGATAAGCCAGTAGGGAGAATTCAAAATGGCTATTAATACAACCGCAATCCGCGACCTGCTCCGGCCCGGTTTAGCCGCCGTATTCGGCGACTATCCAATGTACCCCGGTCAGTGGTCGGAAATCTTCGAAAAGCATTCGTCCGATAAGGCCGTTGAAATCGAAGTCGAAGTCAAGCTGCTTGGCTTGGCACAGATCAAGGCAGAAGGTGCCTCGACCGCTTACGGCGAAATGGGTCAACGCTATGTAACGAACTATGTAAACCGTTACACCAGCATTGGTTTCATCATCACCCGTCAGGCGATCAAGGACAACTTGTACCAATCGTCGTTCCCACTGCAGGCGAAGGCTCTTCGTCAGTCGATGGAACAGACCAAAGAAGTTCTCGGCGCATCCGTTCTGAACAACGGCTTCTCGTCGAACTTCCCAATTGGTGACGGCCAGCCACTGTTCTCGACGGCTCACCCCATCGAAAACGGTACGGTTGCCAACACCTTCTCGGTACAGGCCGACTTGAACGAAACGTCGCTTCAGGATGCCATCGTTGGCGTTCAGCGCTTCCGTGATGCTGCGGGCCTCCGCATCATGACGAAGCCTACGAAGCTCATCGTTCCAGCCGAACTGCAGTGGACCGCGACTCGCTTGCTGCAATCGCAGTTCCGCGTCGATACGGCGAACAACGACATCAACGCGATCTATAACAACTCGGCGGTTCCGCAGGGTCATCGCGTCAACATGTTCTTGACCGACACGAACAGCTGGTTCTTGCTCACCGACGCTCCAAACGGCTTCAAGCACTACGAGCGTGAAGCTCTCGAAACCGATGTCTACACGGACTTCGACACCGACAACCTCAAGGCGAAAGCCATTGAGCGTTATTCGTTCGGCTGCTCGAACTTCCGCGCAGGCTGGGGTTCGCAGGGCGCTTCCTAATCGGACTCAGGGGGTGGCATCCGTCACCCCCTAACTATGGAGAAAATTCATGACTCACTTCTCTGATGGTGTCCGGGCAGGTCGGAACTTTGCTAACAACGGTACGGCTTCGCAGCCGGGCGTCTACATGTCGCCGATCAATGTTTATGACATTGTTCCTGTGGCTTTGGATGCAGACGGTATTTGCGCTCAGCAGACACTGGCAGCAGCTGGTAACGCCCTGTTAAATGGCGCTCTGGCATCCGGCGGCACCGTTACACTTGACGTTCCTCGCAACGTCATTGTTGACGCTGCTGGTGCAGCCACGGCTGTTCTGACGGTTACTGGCACTGACGTTTATGGTATTCCAATGTCGGAAGCCATTACGTTGAATGGCGCGACCGCAGTTGCCGGTAAGAAGGCATTTAAGACGATCACTAGAATTGCGGCATCCATTGCAGCAACCGACTTCTTTGTCGGCACTGGTGACGTGTTTGGTCTTCCGATCCGTGCAGACAGCCGTAACTATGTGCAGACTGCTTGGGGTGGCGCGTTCGTGACTACCGGCACATTCGCTGCCGCTGACGCGACTGCAGCAACAACAACCACTGGTGACGTTCGCGGAACTTTTGCTCCTGCTGACGCTGCCGACGCTTCTAAGCGGCTGACGCTTTATGTATTCGTTGCTGATGACGATACTCAAACCGGCCTCTATGGCGTAACACAAGCCTAATGATTGGGGCGGCCTTCGGGTCGCCCTAGTTACATGGAGATTGTAATGCGGGCGAAGAAGGATTTTCAGCTCAAGGCTAAGCATAAGAACCCGAAGGGCGGCCTCAATGAAGCTGGCCGGAAGGCGTACAATGCAGCCACTGGATCGAACTTGAAACGCCGGCAGCCTGAAGGTGGAAAGCGCAGGGATAGTTACTGTGCGCGCTCTGCTGGACAAATGAAGATGTTTCCTGAAGCAGCTAAAGATCCAAAGTCACGGCTTAGGTTGGCGAGAAAAGCATGGAACTGCTAGTTAAAGCATGCACTCGTTGTAAGGAGGAAAAGCCACTTAACGTGGAGAATTTCCCACCTCATAACAAAACCAAGTCAGGCTTTGATAGCTGGTGCAGGTGCTGTCGTAGCTCATATCGCAATGAAATTTGCCGTGGAAAGTTTAGGGATTCGATTAGCGATGAGAATCTTAAAGAGCTGAAGCGGACAACACATGAGTGCGTTATTTGTGGGTCTGTTGAAAAATTAGTTGTTGATCACGACCATAAGACAGGACAGGTTCGCGGCATGCTTTGTAATCATTGCAACAGGGGTCTTGGTCATTTCAAGGATGATCCACTTCTTCTGGAATTTGCCGCTCAATATCTGTATGCGTCAAAAGATAGTCCGGTATGGGATGATTATCTCAAGAAGTGGAACTGTTAACATGCGTGGAAAAAAGAATTTCATTGCCGAGGCAATAAAAAAACCCGGCGCACTTCGTAAAGCGCTTGGCGCTAAAGCTGGCAAACCAATTCCTACAGGGAAGCTAGAGGCAGCCGCTAAGAAGCCCGGTAAAATGGGCCAGCGCGCCCGCTTCGCTATGACTCTTAAAGGAATGAAATAATGCGCCCCATAACTGTAACGACATCTGACGCATCAGCTGGCACAAAAAACTCAACGTCGGTCATCATGGATTATTTCGGTAGCCCTGAAGTGTCGCTTCAGGTCGTAGTTACGGGCTCAGCTACTTGGACTGTGCAGCAGACGCTTGATAATCCAAATGCTGAAGGCGTAACGCCTACATGGTTTAACCACCCAGATACAGCGAACATGGTCACTCAGACTGTTAACCGTCAGGGCAACTACGCATATGTGCCAGTGGCCGTGCGCCTTCAACAAACTGCGGGTAGCGGCTCAGCTGTGTTGACCGTTGTTCAGGCGGACATTCGTTCGTAATGTCAACCGGCCTGTACAGTGGCACGTCTGGCCTCGCCCTCGGCGTTGGATTGTATGCAGGCAACCCCGGTCTATGGGGTGGCGCTGCTGGATTTGATGCTGGTCTTCAGGCGTCGCTGTATCTGAACTTCCTAGCCGGTGCGCCGCTTGACCCGCGCATCACGTTCACACGCGGCAGCAATGCCACGCTGGTGGATAGCACGGGCAAGATAACTTACGCTCCGGCGAATTTGCTGTTGCAATCGCAGACGTTTGATAACGCGAGTTGGACAAAAGACGCAGGAACAATTACGGCTAATGCAACGACAGCGCCTGATGGCACTTCGACTGCTGATAAATTTGTGGCTACCGCGACCACCGCATTTCATGGGCTATACCAATCCGTAATAGGGACAGTGGCAAGCTACACCTATTCGGTATACGCAAAGGCTGCGGAATACAGCAAATTGCAGCTTGCAAACGGCTCCGCAGGCACTTGGTCTGCTACGTTTGATTTAGCGACCGGCGCAACGATTGCAACGGGCGGCACTGCAGTTTTGTCTTCTAGCATTCAGTCTGCTGGTGATGGGTGGTATCGTTGCTCGGTTACATTTACTGGCGCGGCGACTAATACTGCCCATTCAGCGACTGGCTACCCCAATACTGGTGCTACACTGAATAACTTTGGGGCTTCTTACACTGGCAACGGCACATCCGGCGTATTCCTCTGGGGCGCACAACTCGAACCAGTAACCTACCAGACCACCCCGTCCACCTACGTAGCCACAACCACAGCGGCATATTACGGCCCGCGCTTTGATTACGACCCTGTAACGCTTGCGGCGAAGGGCTTGCTGATTGAAGAGCAGCGGACGAATTTGTTGTTGCAATCGCAGACGTTTGATAACGCGAGTTGGACGAAAACGGGTTCTACAATCTCGGCAAACGCAACAACTGCACCTGATGGCACGTTGACGGCAGATAAGCTGCAAGTTGCAAACACGACAAGTTCACAAAAAAACGTCGGCCAGACTGTCGGTGCTATATCTACCACTTACGCTGACACGGTGTACGCGAAGGCGTCGGAACTTAGCTGGCTTGTCATCAACCAGTATGACGGCTCTGACCGTCGGACATGGTTCAACCTTTCAAACGGCACCGTTGGCACGACTGCTGCTGGCACTACTGCCACGATTGAAGCCTTGTCAAATGGCTGGTATCGCTGCCGTGCCGTCAGGCTTATGGGGACTGGCTCAATCCAACTGGTGCTTAACGTAGCCGATGCGGACAACAGCGCAGTTTTCGTAGGCACAGTCGGCCAAGGCATCTTCCTCTGGGGGGCGCAGCGCGAAGCCGGTTCCTTCGCCACCAGCTACATCCCCACAGTTGCCAGCCAAGTAACGCGCAGCGCAGACAACGCGTCGATGACAGGCACGAACTTCTCTAGCTGGTATAATCAGACTGAAGGGACGTTTGTTGCTTCGTTCCAGAACGTCGTGGATACTGTTGGCGGCGGAAAGGTTGTGTTTTCTGCAAACGATGGGACTAACAATAACCGCATTGCGATGATTACAACATCGGCGCTTGTAGAAGGTCGTATCGTTGTTGGAGGCGTTGCCACCAACCCAGCCCAGCGTGCGATAACTCCTAACGCTGTTGCAAAGTCTGCGATTGGGGCTGCGGCTGGAAACGCAGCGCAATTCACCAATGGTGTTTTGAATTCACAAGTTACGCCTAGCTCCCTTCCAACAGTAAATAGGTTAGAAATTGGGGCTAACTTGGCATCTACGTTCCTTAATGGACACATCCGCTCAATCACATACTACAACACGCGGCTCAGTAATGCCACGCTCGTGAGTTTGACAGCATGACACAGGATTTATATCTTAAAGCTGCCACCGAAGACGACATGGACGCCGCTTTGCTTGAAGCTGGCGTGATCGACGACGAGGGCAATCCAGTAAACGATTTCTTGGTTGACCAGATCGGGCCATTCACCCGCGACGACGTAGATTATCCCGACTGGCACACCAACCTTCGCGGCGATTTCGACGAAGACCAGTTGGCCTTGTTGACGCCATTGACCGTTGAACCAACAATACCGTATAGAGTATGGGCATAAATAGGAGTTTATTATGATTCTTCGTAGATACACAAACGCAAATGGTGACCAGCAGGAAATCATCCTTTCTCAAGAAGATTGGGAAAAGGTAACTGAAGAGTCGCTGGAAATGCTGCTCGGCTTTAAAAAGGCTCCTGAAGCCGTTGTCGAGCCTGCGCCTGAGCCTGAGGCTGTTGCTGAAGAAGCGCCTGCAGCCGAAGAAGCGCCTGCTGCTGAAGAGGCTCCGGCTAAGAGCAAGAAGTAATGCGCGGGAAGAAAGATTCGCGTGTGAATGAGGCTGGCAACTATACAAAGCCAGACCTACGCAAGCGTCTCTTTAACAGCATTAAGGCTCGCGAGACTCAAGGCACTAAGGCAGGCCAATGGTCGGCCCGAAAGGCACAGCTTCTAGCTAAGTCGTATAAAGCCAAAGGTGGCGGATATGCCGATTAGAAAGCCTCAACAGTCCCTGAAGGACTGGACTGATCAGAAGTGGACTACCAAGTCTGGTAAGCCGTCCAGCAAAACTGGTGAGCGCTATCTTCCCAAAGATGCCATTAAATCGCTGACGCCGGCTGAATATGCTGCTACAAGCAAAGCCAAGCGTGAAGGTAAAAAGGCTGGGAAGCAGTTTGTAGCCCAGCCTAAATCCATCGCTAAGAAAACGGCGAGGTTCAGATGACGACTAGCGGCACATACACGTTTGGCAACACCGAACAGATCGACATTATCACCGAAG